CAAAAGAACGAGGACTATCTACAGGTATATAACTACAATTATATCCTGCTACATGACATCTGTCTAATGCTACACCTGATGTCATCAATGCTCTCATACTAGGCATAATACCTAGTGACATAATACTATTAGTTAATTTATCTCTTAATGCTTTAGTTAAAGTATAATTATGCTTATTTTTTAAATGATTCTCCATATAATCAAAATATCTATCCACAGTCTCATTCCATGTTTCTCTTCTTTGCTCATCTTCTTTCCACCTCGCATAACGAGACAGAGCTATAAAGTTTTGATAATCTGTTGGTAAGTAGTTATTCCTCATTGTTCTTCCTCTCTTGTATTATTCTAATGTGTTTAACAGTCAATCCATCTATTTCATGTATAAGGTCACTCATGTAGTCTTTTACCTCTTCATCTAATCTGTCATCTGATGGAATATGATACTCTTCAGGGTCAACATGAAGAGTCATCATAACTTTAAGTTTTATTGTCATTTTCTACAACATCTATTAATTCATTAAGATACCAATGTGCTTTCTTTAAATCTTCTACACCATTTTTATATCTATATCTCCAAAGGTATTTCATAATATTACCTTGTAAATAATATTCAAACCCATCATCAGTCATAGCCTTAATGGCTTCTATAGTTTCTATTCCTGCTTTATTATAGTGAGGTGGATGATTAACCATATCCATAATCTCTTTATGGTCTGATTGTTGTTGTGCCTGTTCTTTAATACCTGCTAAATACTTTGGTTGTTTACCTTCCATTTTTTTATCCATAGTTGCCACTGCCTCCTTCACTCTTTGCCTTATTGCCTCGCTATACATCCCCATTGAGACTCTCCTCTTTATTGAATTTTACACTTATAACATTATCTTTTATTTTGTCAATAGCTAATTTAGACTTTATATGTGTCTTACTACTATCATCAGGTGTATTCAAATATTTATAAACCTTATCTCTATAATTAACATCATCTTCCATAAGTGATAAAGAGGCACATGCCATTTGACATACTTGTTCTAGTGCATAGAAACTATCGTCATCAAGATTAGTTCGTCTTCCTTGAATGGCTAGTTGGTATATTCCTTGCCACTCTCCTTTTTCATTTACATCAGGTATTATTTCTATAAAGAAATGGTTGCCTCTGTTATTAAATTTTTTCATAATTATCTCCTTACTTTTTTTCCTATAAACTTTATAAATACAGGATGTTTATTTTTACCTTTTTCTTTAAGCCAACATTCAGGTATTATTCTGTCATAATATCTAAACTTATTTTTAATACACCATTGGGCATATGTTGATTTTGCTCCTTTATATAGTTTAACTTTACTATTAGTGAATACAAATCGTATGTCAAGTTTAGGGTGTTGTTTTTGTATGGCTAAATGTTTTCTTCTATCAGAGGCTAGAAACCTTCCTTTTGTTTCTATGATTATACCATTGTCTAATATAAAGTCAGGGGTATAGGTGCGATAGGATAAGTCTTCCCATTCTATTTTTATCGCTTCATAGGAGAAGTTGAACTTATGTTCTTTAAGAAAGAGAGATAACTTATGTTCTAACCCACTTCTATACCCATGCTTTATAGCATCTCTACGTGCTTTATGTGGAGACACTATAGTAGTCTTCGCCAACCTGTAAAAGGATTAAACTCATAAGAGTCTTGAGAGTAACTAACACCAAGAGCTTTCATCTCTTCTTTAACTGCTTCATCTGCTAGTTTCTTGGCTTCCATAGCCTCTCTTAAACCTTTCGTTCTCATTTCACGAAGAGTTTTTTTAGCCTCTGCTAATTCTTTCTCCATATTGGTTATATCCTTTTGGAGGTCTTCTATTTTTTTATCCGACATTATTTTACACTCCATATTTTTTTTGCTTCTTCTTTCATTTTACTATTCCACATCCAAGAGTCAAGGTTAGGGTAAACGAAAGAAGCTAACTCATGCTTATCATCACTGATAGACAAAAACTTCTGTATACTATAAGCCACTTTTTTAAGTTGCTTTTTATAAGAAGTTAGGTTTTTAAGTGTAAATTTTTTATGCTCCTTTGGAGTTGCAAAAAATAAATCTACACTATTATTGGGATATGCCATAGAATATAAAGCCATCTGTCTTTTCTGTGCTTCTGTTGGTTGTGATGGCATTCTAGTAGTGGTTTTTAAATCTACTATTTTATCCTTAAACCTAAAATCAATGTATCCCATTATAGGAACAGGCATATCGTCAAATGGCACTTCTACCTTTTCTTGATATTGTTCTAAATTTTTATACTTAAAATTTTCATCAATAACTGCACCATAATTTTTTAATTGTAACCTTTCTTTTTCAGTTTTGGTGTCTCCCAAATCAATCATGGATTCCGTGCATAAAGACATGAACTTCATCTCTAATAAATTAAAATCAAAAGAACCCTTTTCATATTTTTCTGCAAGAACAAATTCTTGTGCTATTCCTCTCATAGCACCTGCTCCCCCTGCAGACTTTATATTAAATAGGTATCGTGCCACCCACATAGGCATGTCGCTTATGTAGGTGTTGATACTGCTAGGTGATAAATAATTTATACCATGAACTTTAAAGGGATTATTGCTTCTCATTTGCTTCTAATTCAACATCTATGAATTGCTCAACAGTGTCTGCATCTTCATCTGATATTTCATCCTGTCTTTGAGCAACAGACTCATCCCACCTTGAAACTACACCATCGTTATATATTTTTATCCAATCTAGGAAATCACCAAATGTCTTATGGTCTTCATCTGATATTTCTATCTTTTCAGTGGTAACTAAAGATATATTAGGAGTATACCATTTTTGACCATTGTTTGCTTTATGACCTGTCGTTCCGTCTAAATTTATTATGTATTGTAAAGGAAGACTTTCCATTTTTGCAAACTTAGAAAAGGTTGCACCCATAGACTTAAAAGCATCTTTATTATCTATCTCCCAAAGAGCATGAAATTTACCTAAATCTTTTACCTGCTCTCCATCTATGGCTTTCACAGGATTAATTAACTCTACTGTTCCGAACACTGCTCTATTTCTTTTTGTAGCCTTAATTAGATTCTTTGTATCTTCAGGAAGAGATTGATAATCTTCTACATATCCTGTGGGTTTACCACAATTAAATGTTCCTGCTTCATCTTTTAAATCTATATTTAAAGTATCTGCCATTATAGTTTTTATATAATCGCCTTGCTTATCTCCTGCTTTAGCAGAGCTATTTTTAACAAATCTTTTATACAATAATCTCTGCACAAAAGGTCTAAATTTAGCCTTCTCTGCAAAGTAATAGGTAGGTGTATCTCCTACTACTTCTAATCTATACATTCCACCTTTAACCAACACACTCTCATCATTTAGTATTGGACTATGCCAAACTCTAAAACGATTAAGACTATTGCTTTTTTTAGATGAACTACTTATAGGCAATCCCATTGCCTTTGCCATAGTGGCATAATTTTCAGTATTTATAGTAACTAATTCACTCATATTATTTTTCTCCTTTCAAAAGAACCATAGTTATATCATGCTATATCTTTTGTGTCAAGCCAGTTATCTCCTATCTTTGACTCTAACAAAAGAGGAACATTAAAAATTATATTAAATTGTTTATTTACAATGTCTTGTATGCTTCCGTTAATCTGTTTTATTACATACACAACATCATTTATTTCATCAGGATGCACATCAATTACTATTGAATCATGCACTGTGTTTACAATACAAGATTTTAAATTCTTTATCTCGTTTTCTATGTTAATAAGAATCAAAGGAACTATGTCTGCAGTAGCAAAACTTTGCACAGGATAATTCTTTATCTGTGTAAAGTGTGATACAGAACCACCTCTTCTTCTCTCCACATCAGGAAATGCAAACTGTCTACCTGATGGTGTAGTTATAGAGCCTTTTTCTAAAGCCTCTTTAGCCAATCTGGAGTGCCATATGACGATTTCCTTGTATTTTTTTGTGAAGAGTTTATAATATTCTGCTTCAGCATTCGTTCTCCCAAATCCTGTTGCTCCATAGAGGGGTGCAAAGGTATGAGCTTTCGCTTCTTGCCTAGTCGTTTTTTGACCTGCATCACTAATAACAGTAGCAGTATAACTATGCACATCAAATCCATCTTCTATCTCCTTCATTGCTATTTTATCTTGTGACAAATATGCTGCAGTTCTAAATTCTAATTGTGCAAAATCAGTTTCTAGAATCTTGCCACCTTTCCAACGTGAAACAAATACCTTCTTTACAGGAAATGTGCCACCCCTAGGCATATTCTGCATGTTAGGGTCTGCTCCACTAAACCTGCCTGTTGCAGTTCTATGTTGCAATAGTCTTACATGCAACATGTCATTAGTTTTCATATAAATATTTATACCCTCTACAAAAGATGATAAATATGTATCTAGTGCAGATAATCTTTGTAGGTCTGTAAGAAAATTAAATGCATCAATCATATTTTTTCTTTTTGCAAATACTCTTAAAGTATCTAAATAATTTTTGTTTATGGTAAATCCATTTGCACTAATCCATTTTGCAGTAGGTGCAGTAAACTTTAAACCTGCTATATTATTATTTGGCACAAACAAATATCCTTGTGCATTACACGTATTACATCTACTAGGTTTAGCATAGGGTGTGCCATCTTTTTTTATCTTTCTAACGTAACCCTCTCCTTTACAATCTTTACATCTTACTGCATCAGTTTTATAAACAACATCGGAATGTTCTCTTACCTTATCTTTGTAATCTGACTTATCCATATAGGGAGTAAACTCATTTGCCCACATGGCTTTATCTTTAGGTTTTCTACTATAGATTACCCAAGACATTTGTTCAGGACTATTAAGATTTATAGGAGTATCTCCCATTAAAGAATGAACTTGACTCTTTAATCTTTTTTCTATCTCTAACTTTTCTTGTTCAAATTCTTTTCTCACTTCATTAAGTTTATCTCTATCTACCTTAAAACCATTCTTATATATACGAGCAAGTGTTACACACACTTTGTTTGTAAGTATAACAGATTCTAATAACGAAGCATACTCAACAGTATTTAATTTATAATATAATTTATCAGATAATTCCTGTGTTGCTTTTAAATCGGAACTTAAATAATCTGACAATTCATCTATAGGTATGTCATCAACACCCTTACCCTCTGCGAAATACTTTTTTAAAGTGTCTTGCTTTTTAGTATTTAATTCATATCTCTCTGCACATGCTTCAAGTGACAAAGGTTTCTTGATTCCCTTTTGTATTATATACTCTGCTAACATAGTATCAAAGACAGGACCATCATATTTAAATCCACATTCCCATAGCCACATCAAATCATAAGCAATGTTATGCCCTATGATAATAGAGGCACTATCTAACATATCTTGTATATCAGAACTACCCTCTTCCATATTATATAAATATTCATTACCATTATCATCTAACATACCTACCATGACTAATTTATTAGTAGGCTCAAATGGGTCAAGGTGCATCTTGCCATCTCTCTTCGTAACAGTATTTTCTACGTCAATCGTTAGTTTCATTTAATTTTTCCTTATGTTTCTTCATATATATAACTGCTTTCTCTATTGTTGTCAAGTCATCCCTAAATCCACCAAGACCATCATTACAATGTTTGCATATGTAACCACGAAAAGTATTTGTATCGTGGCAATGGTCAAGCACCCATGTGCCTAACAACTTTTGATTATATTTATTAACTTCTTCAATCTTCCTTTCACATATAGCACAAGAATAATTTTTATCTTGTGGGTAGATGTGTTTCTTTCTTAGACTAGCTATAACTTGCCTATGTCCTTTTTGGCACGACCTACATGTTCTCTTTATCTCTGCCTCTCCTGTTTTTGTATAAGACATTTGTTGAAAGTTTTCAATGGGTTGCCTTATATCACACTTAATGCAGACAAGACCTTCTTCACATATCTCCTCTACAATATTAAATAATTCTAATTGTTTTGTCATACTTCGTATCTACCCACTTGATAATTAAGATTACAATGAACGACACCATGCCACCCTGTAAGTTTATTCTTTACCACATTAAGATGCCTTTGTAAATCTTCTTCCTCTGCACCTTGTTGAGGTGGATTCTTTGCAATCAATATCATTAAGTCTGCCTCTGCTGCTTTACCTGTCCTACTACCTTCCATCATACTTTGATTAAGTAATACCTTGCCCTCTGCATCTGCAGACAACTGCGACATATAAAACATAGCACACTCATGTTCTTTGGCAATCATACGAGCATGAACTGCATTCGCTTTTAATGCTTCATCTGTTCTTGCAAAACCACCTGTTCTTGCAAACTTGTCTCCCATATCAAGCACCACTATATCAGGTTTGTATGACTTACACACACTCTCAACCCAAGACATATCACGACCTGTTGCATCTTTAATCTTTATATTATCTTTTATTGGTGCGTATAAATCTCTAGCACGACTAGGATTTTGCTTTATTTCTCTCATAGTCATGCCTGTAGATGCAGTCAAATATCTTGCACCAACTCTATGACTACCCTCTTCATTACATAAGATAATGCAACTAGCACCTTGTTGTGCTAAACCATTAGGTCCTGCTAATAAACTTGCATGGAAGCTAGTCTTTCCTGTGTTAGGTCTAGCACCTATCTCTATAAGATGTCCTGAATTTATACCATCCACCTGTCTAGTTAATGTAGGAACATTGAATGACCAACGTGCCTCTAAATCATTCTTTGCTAATAAGGTGTCTATGTCAATATCATCCCACTCTACATTTAGGTTTGGTGTAAAATCATCTCCATACATCTCTATTATCTTACGAATAGGCTCTAAAGAAGAATGAGAACCATTAACATAATCAAACCCTATGTTAGCAATGTCCTCTCCTACAACTTGTTGAAAGAGTTTTGACAATACTTCTTGTGCAATGTCCTCTCCAAGAGGTTGTTCATTTTTAATTTGTCTAAACAATACAGAGTATGCTTGTTTCTGTGCAGTCGTAAGTGTTGGATTGTTGGACATGAACAAAGCCTCAATCTCATCAGGTGTAACACTTCTTTCGTAAGTGCTCATTGCTTTGTCAATGGACTGCTTTATTTTTCTGTTGTCCTTACTGAATAATCTATCAGGACATTTTGCTCCACGATGGTCATCATAAAATGACTTCTCCATTAAACTTCTTATTAATGCTAATTCCATAACTGTGTCTCCTTTGGGGTTAGTAGTTTCAAATTATTTATATCTTCCTTTCTTCTATACTTTAAATCATCTTTTAATTTAAGTATCTTAACATTTTTGACATGTGAACGTAAGTCTTTCGCAAATGAAAAAGACTTGGGTAGTGCATCAGGGTCAAGTGCTATTATAGTAGTTGAGAACTGCGACAGGAATGTTTTGTGAGATTCTAATAATGATGTTCCCAACACAGCTACCCCAACATAAACATCACTACCAATCACTCCTGCACTAATGCAATCCTCAACCACGATTGCGATACTACCACAACCAAATGAAAAAGGCAAGTCCGAAGAACCATATCTTTTCCATTTAGGCAGTTTGTTTAGGATAGACCTACCTGTAGCATCCACAATTCTGCCATTATCTTTGATAGGAAAAACAACTCTATGTTCTTTCACATCATACTGTAAGTCCAAAGCATCTGCATCTAACCCCCACCTATTGCACCAATCTATTATCTTATGCTTATGAGGTGTTATATATTCAGGTATTTCAAAGTCCTCTGTTTCTTTTGGTTTATTCATATTACGAATATCCTCTGCAGATAAATACACACGACTTTTACCTTTAACATCACAAGATGCTTTATAACAATTCCAAAGTAAAGAACCCATGTTGTTCGTTACAGTAAATGTTTTGTATGATTTACACATAGGACATGTCATCCTCTGTGATGAGCCATTCTCTACATTTAACTGTTTAACATATTCATATATATTAATCATATATTATATATTACATCCTTCTTGTTGGCATTTAATATGCTTTTATCATGACTTTTAGATTCTGTCAACCCCCTACGTGTTTGCAATGCTAAATTTGCACTAGCAAATGTATTTTTCATGTAAGGTTTAACAGATTGTGGGTTAGCATGTCCTGTAACTGACATAATATTACCCATAGATACACCTGCATC